TGTGATCAACAACGACTCATTTTTGCTGGAAAACAACTAGAAGATGGTCGTACATTATCCGATTATAATATTCAAAAAGAATCTACCTTGCATTTGGTTTTACGATTACGTGGTGGAATATTGTAAACAAATACAAAGAGTAAAATTACAAAAAAAATTGATATGAATAATAATATAAAATTTATATCAATTAAAACACCCAAATATACAAAGCCAATATTAAATGCTTCATACAAATACAGATATGAACTCTCCAGCTTATCAACGTGAAAAAAAACAAACATTTATGATATGTCTCGCCGTTGTTATTATAGTGATTTTGTTATTAGTGTTTTTATAAAAAAAATAACTATATACACAAACCTAAAATCTACAAACTACAAAACAATTTATTCATATTTTTTATTTCTGGTTTTTCTAGTTCTATATTGAATAATTTCATTATTTGTTCATTATCTCTGAATCGAATCGAATAGTCTTGTTGTATATTATTTCGACCAATTCGTCCCAACGCCTGTATTATTTTTTCCTGTGTTAATTTCATATCTTTGCTCAAATAACCATGACAAAACTGGTAATTTGTCCCATAAATATAATCACTTGATGCTATTATCAGGTACAACAATTGTTTATCCGCCAAATTCTTCATAATTTCTACATAATCATGATTCATATTTTCATCATTTACAAAAACACCAATACCCATCAACAGTAAAATCTTCCAATTATCAGAAACATTATTTAACAACATAATTTTTTCAATTATATCATTGTCAATATTACTAGTGAATGATCGTTTACCATCCATTTCTTCTGCCCATTTTGACAAATGTGCACTTTTATTAGGTACAAATGTTTCATTAAAATTAACCACTTTAATCATTGAATACAACATTTCCAATTCCTGTTTGACTGTTTTTATTTTCACATTATTTTCCATCTCTCTATCATTCTTATCATTGTTTTTATTTTTCGATTTTTTCCCTTTGCCATCATCGTCTTTATCATTTTTATCTGTTTTACTTAGCATATCTTCCATATCTTTTTCTAATCTACCAATTTTTTCATTGATGGTGTTATTATATTGAATCGTTTCTAAGATTGTTTCCATTATTTTTGAAGGAATATGAGATTGTTGAATATAAAATTTTGCTACTTTTTCTACGTCGTTTGCAAGAAATATAGTAGGTCCATCCGTTAATGTATACGCGTCTTTTGTTGTTATATAAATAGCACTATTACCTAATTCAATATCTTTGCTATTACCACATCCATTAGATGTCGGATGAATCATTTCACTATTTATTCTAGTTAAAACATTGAAACTATTCGCCTGTAAATTCATATTTGTATTGTTTGTATGTTGAACACCAGGACCAATACTGGTAGTTTTTTTAAATTTATTTCCCTTTTCGTCAATATAATTATTCGGTGCAATTCTTTTCGAACTCGTACTTTTTAAATATATATAAATACTACCCCATGTTCCTGGTTTGATATTTCCTAGAATTTTTAAATAATATTGTTTGATCGTCTGCATTGAAATATCATCCAACGATCCAAATCTTCGATTGATTTTATAACTGTTTTGTATAAAATCCAAATCATTTACATATTTAATAAATTGACAAACTTCTTTTAAGTCGAAATATCGAAGCAACGTTGGATATTTTTCACAATGTTTTACTACATTAACAACATCATCATATTCCTCATATAAATTATGAGGTAAAACAACAAATCCATTTTTATTAATTAAAGGTATAGATTTGATGCAGTCATGACTAATAATACTTTCTACAAATGCACCTGAAAATTTCATCTTAAAATCACTAATAGTAGAAACTATTTCGTCTTCTTTTGGTAGCGTTGCAGATGATAATATTACATTGGGAATCAAATTCTCTTTCCAATTTTTTTGAATAATATCATGAAAATCATGTGTTTCATAATCCATGGTAATAGTTGGTTCATCCCAATATGTAATGATTTCTTCACGTCTATTAAATGATAACATATAATACATGGCTGGTAAATATGATTTAATGTCTGAAATAATAATCTCCACTTTGTCACCTACAGTATTATCTACTTTCCATATTCCTCCTGATTTTGTATTTTTTGTATACTCTTTTGCTGAGAAATAATGGAGACGAATATCAGAAGCATCATTACATCCAAATGCAAATGCAATCTTTTTATTGATGGAAATTGCTGATCTAGCCAACGCCAAACCAACGTGTCTAGCAGCACAAACAAAGATGATTTTATGTTGTTTAGCTAATCCGATAGGTGTCAAAGTTTTACCAGTACCAGTGGGAGCAATATACAGTAATAATTTTGGTTTAGATAATTTTGATAATGCAAATACTTTTTTTTGATGTTCATACAAAGTTAAATCATTGTATTTTAATAAATCGTTGTTTTTCTCTATAAATTCATATGCATTTACAATAATACTATGAATATTTACTTTTTCCTCGTAAAAATCCAAAGTAGACTGAACAATTCGTAAAATATGTTTATTTATTTTCAAAACTGAATTATTAATTAATTTGTACAATACAAAATAATATGACATCCATTTTTCATTTTTTTTATTATAAGCATTCAATAAAGAATCTAAACGATCTAATAAAATTGATTCATATATTTCAATATTTTGAATAGTTTCTACACTATTATTTTGAAGCCGAATCATATCCGCTTTTTTAATTTGAATATTGCTAGAAACATTGTGAGTTAAATATGACATATCATATGTTTTTTTCATTTTTTGAATTTTTTCATGAAAATATTTATTATATAAATAATCCTCCATCTCCTTCGAATATTCAATTTTCAAAAAGGAGAACAAAGAATTAAAATGATTTATTTTGATATTTACATTTTCATATCCATGATCTATCAACTCTAGTACTTTTTTTTCAGTCACTGAAACGGGAATTTCAGTTGTATCCCATTCAACTTTGGTTAATTTTCTTTGAATTAGATCCATCGTATAGAATTACAATTTTCAATATGATTGATATGATAACAACTTATATTTTCAAAAATTATAGTTAGATATATATTTTATTTGATGTTTTTGCAGAGTACTATTTCTATAATAACATCAATTTTATTTTAAAATTGATTTTTAAATATATAATATCAAAAACATCAAATAAAATATATCTAGTAACAATACATCAAATAAAATATATCTAGTAACAATATTAAGATATACTGATATAAATAACAACATAAATTATTTCATATAATCATATAAACATGCCGGTTATTTATAGTATTGAAGGTAATATCGGTTCAGGTAAATCCACTTTGTTGACAAATTTACGTAGCCATTTTCAGGATGATTCAAATAAAACAACTTTGACTAGAAAAATCATATTTGTAAAAGAACCAGTTGATGAATGGGAAGCTATTCAAGATGCAAACGGAATTACTATGTTAGAAAAATTTTATAATGACCAAGATAAATATTCTTTTCCGTTTCAAATGATGGCGTATATTTCGAGATTAGCATTATTAAAAGAAGCGATCAAAAACAATCCAGAACCAGATACTATTATAATTAGCGAACGTTGTTTACACACAGATAAATATGTTTTTGCAAAAATGTTGTATGATTCTGGAAAAATAGAAGATGTATGTTATCAAATTTATAATAAATGGTTCGATACATTTATATTCGACTTACCAATCGAAGGAATTATCTATGTTAAAACAAATCCAGATATATGCAATAAACGAATTATATTACGCTCCAGAAATGGAGAGAGTTCCATACCATTGTCTTATTTAGAAAATTGTCACACCTATCATAATAATATGATTTCAGTTTTACAAAATAATTCACATACCAACAAATTTTTAGAATTAAATGGTAATGTAGATATTTTTGAAAATAAGAATCAGATTAATCAATGGATTTTAGAAATAGAAAGATTTATTTTATAATCATAATATAACAAACTAACCACGTTTCATTATAGTTTATCGTATTCAATTTGAGAATAACATGAATAACATGAATAACAATAATATAAAAACTGATGACATAAAAACTGGAAATATTGATAATACGATTATTTTTTATATTTATTACCCTAATTCATCAATTGAAAGTAATGCTATCATTATTGAAAAACAAATTGAAATTGCTTTATTATCTAATTTGAAACAAATAAACATAGGTTTATTCGATATTTCAAAAAATAGCGACGAAACAACATCTATTATAAATAAAATAATAAAACATGCAAAAGAACGTTTGTCTTTACGTTACAAAATGGAGAAAAAACATATTGCGGATTTATATGTAAATTTAATATATTTTAATGAAGGAAATCTAATAAATACATTAGATACATTGTTATATACTACATATTTTTTCCCTGAAAAACAAGAAAATAAAAAAAATATCAAAGATAAATATTCATTTGTATTGTTGAATGATGGATATAATTTAATTGATAATAAAGAAAATACAAACGATAAAAAAAAAGAAGATAAAATAATTCAAAATATTAAAAATAATTTGAATCCAAATATAATATTCTCAAAAATTTCATTTAATGAGAATGTAGAAAAATTATCATCAACTTATATAAGAAATATTGCTATTAGTAGTAATAACACTCATCAAAAATTTGATGATATGATGATGAAATTGGGATACAATAAAAAAAACAGTGATGAAATTTTAAATGTAATTCGCAATTCATCCAATCTTATGACCATGGGAGATATTTTTAACAAGACAAAGTCTATGATATCTAATTTAGGTGCGAATTTTTCTAGTAAAGTGACAGATGTAGTAAATAATGCGACCGCTCTAAACTATGTTAATAATTTCAATAGAAGCGGAAATAATAATGTTTATTATGCTATTAATGGTGGAAAAACAAAACACAAAAACAAACGAAAAACAAAAAACAAACGAAAAAACAAAAAACAAACGAAAAAACAAAAAACAAACGAAAAAACAAAAAAAACAAATAAAAAATAATATATCAATATAAATATAGAATGAATAAAGAGTTTTGGGTCCATTTATTTCATATTATTATAGTGAGTGGTCTATTTTTATATATTGGAATTATGCAAACAAAATTACCAAAATTTATATATCCAATATTGATTGGACTAGGAATTGTTATTATTCTTTATCATATTTATAAAGCTTTTTATAAAAAAGACGCATGGATCAATTATATTCATATATTTATTGTTGGTCCATTGTTATTATATATAGGGGTTAATAAAGAGAAAACACCACGTAAATTCTTCGAAATTATACTTATGTTGGCCTTTGCAAGTTTTGGATATCATTTATATTATATGATTTTTAATTGAATTTTATTTTAACCCTTTTATTTCAACCCTAGTAGTTTGACCATCTTTTTCATAATCCATGCAGTTAATGCAAATAATACGCCTCCCCATAAAGTATCTATAAATACGGTGGTCCATTTCCATTTTGTTAACAATGCACGACTAGTAGTTTCGTAGACAGCATAAACTACTAAACCTAGTAAAAATGCATCCTGAACTGATTTATTTGGTTCTATAATGAAATAATAAATACCAAAAATTAAAAACACATAACAGAGAATAGTGGCAGTAATGTTTACATTTAGTGCTGATCCTTGAACCAATTTTACTTGATTATCAAAATATGGTTTCATCATAGATAAAAAGATACCATCAATTATGACAAAAACAATTGCAGTCAAAAGTAACTTGTACATACTTAAATATATCTATATATCTATATATTTATATAATGGAGAGATAATAAAACCCCGCAACACTAATATTCCAATAATTGAATATTCAATCCTTTACAGGGTTTAAATTTTAAAATATCCAATTCACGTTTTGTAGTTGGAAATAAATCATTACCGTAAATATCCGCTAATAATAACCATTCGAACATACCACCAATATAAATAAAAACAGAAAAAAACCCTAATTTAACTAATTGTTTGTATTTGTTAAAAATAGTAATATCATTGTTGTTTTTGCCGTATATTATAATACACTTTTGTCCTATTACATGTTTATTTCGAATAAATGAATTTATTATAGCCTCTTCTTTTTCTACACTAATCGTATTCGGCAATAAACATTGTTGTTCATGAATCGGTAATGTATTAATTAATATATATTTATCTGGATTTTTTATTGCACATTGTATATCTTCAAAATTAACTTTTTGTACATTATGAGTATTTCCCATAATGTACCTACTTATATTATATTTATATTTTA